ACCTTGACATGGTAGGGGTCACAAGTTCGATCCTTGTACCGCCCACCACTTTCCCAAATGGCGCAAAGTGGCTTGAAGACAGCGATAAAGGAGCCTTTCACGGCTCCTTTTTTCTTGCCTTACGCTGAGGCAAAAATCCCGGTTCTAACACGCAACTAGCACGCAGCACGTCCATGTATCCGTCGATGACGGCCACAGCCTGGCCGAGGTAATCCGGCCGGTACTTCGCATAGATCTCCGTCTTGCCTCCGTACGCGCGGTGGCCGATGAAGCCGTTGATCTCAGCCTCCGGCACCGCCTTGGCGCGCATCTCGGTGGCCATCGTGTGGCGGATGTCCTTCGCGATGAAGTGCCGAGGCAGCTTCGCCCGCGTGCGTATCTTTCGCCATGCCGTCTTAAAACTCTCGATGGGCTTGCCTCTCCACGCCACCAGCGGCCCCTCCTGCGCCTCCTCCAGCCACGGCATGAGGAATCGACCCACAGGCACGACCGGGCGGTGCTTGCGCGTCTGGCGGCGCCCAGGTGGGTTTGAGTCGATGAGCCGACGGTCGAAGTCGACGAAGCTCCGGTGCAGGCCGAGGATTGTCTCCGGGCGCGACGCCATACCGTACGCTAGCGCCAGGTACATGCGCTCGTGCGGAAGCTCGGCCGCGTTCCAGAGTGCGATCGACTGATCGACGGTCAGCACGACGTCGCGCGGCGGTCCGTCCTGTCCTGGGATCACGTAGGGCACCGTATCGATCTCGCCTTCCTTCCATGCCCGTGTCAGCGCGGCCTTGCCCACGGTTAGGATCCGCTTGATGTAGCCGTCGGAAAGCGGGGGCGTCCGCTGACCCTTGAGCCAGACGATGAACTCCCGCTGCCGTTGAGGTGTGACCTCGGCCACCGTGGCACCGGCGAAGAAGTCCGACCAGTAGCCCAGCGCCATGCGCGCCATCTCAGCCGACTCGGTCTCAGCGGCGTGCTGCTCGTAGTAGCGCACGAAGACCAGTTCGATGCTGGTCTCGTGCGCTGCCTGCTTGCCGACACGGCCGTGCTTCGCGAACCACTCCCACAGGATCAGCTTCGCCGCTTGAAGATGGTCTGTGCCAAGCGATGCGCGTCGCGTTTGTCGAGACTCTGGATCGAACCAAGTTCGACACCACTGTTCCGAGCCACGGCGTTTGCTGAGCCAGTAGTCGCCGATTTGGCCGGTGCGTTCCTGCATTGCTGTCGATACTCGTCGAGGATGGATTCGGTGTAGCGGATGATTCGTTGCCCGATCCGCATCGGGTGGATCTTGCCGGCGACGCGCTCGCGCATGAGCGTGGCCTTGCTGACGCCGAGACGGCGGGCGGCTTCGCCCTCGTCGAACGGCGCGTGTAGATCTTCAGCTGCCCCCACGGCCAATCTCCTTCCTAACTAAATTGGCGATCTGTTCCAGCGTCCCGAAGGCCATATACCGACCGGAGCCCAGGCTCGTCAGTGCTGCCTTTATGGGAACTTTCTTGGCATCTTTGTCGTACGCCTTCGTCGGGCGAACCCATATCAGGACTGAGGCGTCGAGGGAGGCGTCGGCGGCAACCATCCGGGCAGCCATGGCCTTACCTATGCCGCGCTGGCCGTTGCTGACGGACGCGAGCGACGGATACGGGATGTCTAGCTTTTCGGAGACCTCGGTAAGGCCCCCATTGCGCTCAACGTAGTCGAGCCAGTATTTCCTAGCATCCATCCTGATATCCCCATTCGCGCATGAGTTCGTCGGCCCTTTCCCTAATGAAATCGCACGTATCCCACGATCCGTGGCAGTGATTGCGGGCCTCGGCTATGGCCTGTGTTTGCGCATGGGCCAAGGCGGCATCGCGAGTCAACTCGTAACGATCACCATCGCCGTATGTGTATCCCGTCGTGTGGACTAGCTTGGTTAGCAGCCTCACGCCCCACCTCCCGCCCCGGCCCTGGTTCTGGCGAGGTCGATGGCTGCGTCTATGTCGTGGCCTTCACCTTCGAAGTCGAATTCAACGGAGACAGGGTCCATGGATTTCTTGTCGAACCACTTCTGTGTGTGATGCTCTTTCAAAAACTGATACCGCTCCGCATCCGCCACCGCCTCAACAAGCGCCTGGCCGTGGTCTCGTATCAGGTCAGCGCACGCACGGTTGTATGTGTCCTCCCATTCCCAGTTCGATGCGATGCGATCGTTTAGTTCGATGCACGCCTTCAACTCCTCAACCATGCTCACTGCCCACCTCCTTTCGGCGGTTCGGGTAGGGGCTTCCACACTCACCGCCTTGGGCTGGGTGGATAGGGCGGCGCTCCATCCCTGCCACCGAAGATTCGTGAGGGTACTCACGTATCTATCGCTACCGTCGTCCCTGATGGTTACGGGATGTCCTTTCGCCATAGCCCACTTCTCAAACGCAGCTCGCACATCCGTCACGCTGGCTTGGGTCATGGCTCGTTTCTCTTGCTGGCATACCTTGCAAATTCCATGGCCGCCGCATCTGGCGACACTGCCATCATCGTTAGGAACAACCCAGCCGTGACCGGCCATCACCCACCCCCTGTCGGTGCTGCGTTGGAGGGTGATACCGCCAGCATTTCAGTGATGCGCTTGATATCCCAAGCTGCAGAATTAACCTCGTGTTTCCACAGTTTCGAAGGTCCGTCCTCGACCGTTCCTACAGCACGAGATAGCTTGGTCTTAGCGTCCGAAAGTAGCGCGAGAAATTCATCAACAGGCACGAGGCTGTAGCCGGCGGGGATGGTGGGGGTGGCAAACAAAGGAACGACAGGATTGCCGGACGTACCGAGGTGGAACAACCGCGACTTCTCAGCGCCTTCCTTGGTTACATTCGCGGGAACCGGTGTTCCGTCACTGAAATGACGGAGTATCGACCCGTCACTCAATGTCGGAAACCAAGCCACAGCCTCCCCCTGTGCAACGGGCCGGGGTTGGGATAGGTGGGCGTCGATGGCGTTGGCGCACTCATCGTGCCGACGCGCTTGGCGCTCCGCGAAATCTGGATGCTGTGCTGCTAACTCCGAGCTTCGGACGGCCACGGCTTGCGCCCTATGCCAGTCGCGTACCTGCTCAAGCGTCATTGTCATTTCGTCTGCTCCTTGGGGGTGCGGGCGGTGTCTACCGCTTCGATGAATGTCGGCCCGCGAAGATTTCCGATTTCGGCAGATGGTCCGTATCGATGTTGACCGCCCATATCCATCGAGCAAGTACGGAAATTGCGAGCGATCCAGTCCAACCGCTCACAGTCGTCGGCCGCTTGGCGGAGGGCGTTCGATGTGCGGATGTCGAAGCCGTAATCGGCTGCGCCCTGGTCGTAGTCATTGGCCATCTGCCGCAACTGGTTGGGTTGGTAGCGGGTCATGCTACTTGCTCCGTCACGTCGAACTGAATGCATCTTGCGGCAACGTAGGACTCAATGAATGCCGCGGCGATCTGCGGGACGATCGCATTGCGGGCGGCATCAGTTGCCTCCACGCATCGGGGAATCCCATGGTCCAAAGCTCGAAACCTGGCAAGTGCTCGTTGCCACCCTCCTTCCCACGGAAGTAGTTGCTGCTGCCCCCCCACTCGTCGATCCGGCCAGCTACGTGATTCTTTCCGTGATTGCTTGTTCCACTCGGAGTCGGCAACGAACCAGAGCCGGTCACGTCGATGGGGCGCATCTTCGGCACTCGCCGAAAGTACCGCCGCCCCGATGGCGTAGTCGCGTCCTTCCAGGTCACCGCCGACTCCATCGAGCCAGCCGTGCCCAATCGCGTTTGCAACCTGCTCTCCAAAGATGACTGAAGGCTTGCGCTCGCGGATGAGGTGGAACCATGCAGGCCAGAGATGCCGCTTATCGTCAATCCCAGTGCGGCTACCTGCGACGCTGAAAGGCTGGCAAGGGCAGCTACCAGTCCAGACGGGTCGACTGTCCGGCCATCCGGCAAGTCGAAGAGCCAAGGACCAGCCCCCAAGCCCTGCGAAAAAATGACATTGCGTATAACCGATGAGTTCATTTGGGGTGATGTCCTCGATGGATCGTTCGTCGACCACACCAGGCGCGATGTGACCGGCGTCAATGAGGTTGCGCAGCCACTGTGCGGCGTACGGATCAATCTCGTTGTAGTAGGACTTCACAACAGTGCGTCCATGGCTTCTCGCTTCCTTTCCGCAGCGGCCATCACAGAGGCGATTCTTTCCTTATCGCCGCCAGGTTTCTGGCCCCAATAATTCGTCGCTTCGGAATAGGCATGATCAGCCTCAACCAACTCCCCCACCCGCGCCCGGAGCGAGGCGAGTTCTTCTTGCGAAGATTGGTACATGCGATAGTTGGCATCGGCCAGTCGCTCAAAGCGTGCACGTTCTTCCTCAAGCGCCCTGTAGTCGGCGTGGGTGACGAAGGCCGTGGATACGTTGCAGTCGTGGCCGAAGATGACTTCTACCTTCGTATCGTTCATAGCTGCTTGCCTTTCTTCATCAAGACGAGGGTTGTAACCAGCCATCTTCTCTGACTTCGTCAGTCGTCTAGCCATGGCTCACCCCTGCTTCAGCGCGTTGCGGGCGATGGCTGTGTGCCATCCGCATCGAAAACCATGGATTAGGATTTCGCCATCGGGAAGACATTCAGCGCAGGCGTGATCTGTCACCTTCTGACCATGCCGAACAATCCAACTAGCCATCTGTTCCACCTCGGCGGTGAGTTCGGCGATGCGGGCGTCTTTCTCCGCGATGATCTTTTCCTGCAAGTCGTGCATAGCCATTAGGAGCCCTCCCGAGGTACTGGATTGAAATCGTGATACTTGGCTTTAGCGGCAAGGTAAGCTGCGTGAGCTTCTTCCTCAGTCTTGAAGCTTCCGAGGTTTATTCTCTTGTGGTTAACGCAGATCTTTGCTTGAAAGCGTTTCTTCCAAGGGACCGCGCCGGTTAAATGATGTTTGTTGTACTGCTTTGCCAGGTTTTGACTGTTCTGCGCAGCGGAGCACTCTCGAAGATTATCGATGCGGTTGTCCGATCTATCACCATTGATGTGGTCAATGAACTCATCCGGCCATCTTCCATGCACATATAGCCATGCAAGTCTGTGCGCGAGATAAGTACGGCCCTTTGCGTAGATTTTTATGTATCCGTTAGTCGGCTTTGGTGTAAGACGCTTAATGCATCCATCAACCATGATCCTTGAAAACAAACCCGCGTCTGGATCGTATGAAATGCATTCCATAAGATCCGATTGGGTCAGTCCATCGTTACGCGGTTTCACTCGCCTTCCCCCTCGGCACGCTGGAGGGCGGCGCGGGCTTTGGCTAGCGGCTCTTGCAGTTCACTGGCCGACTTGCCGTTGTAGTAGAAGCAACCGTCATCCCAGTTGGCATGCTTTTCCAGCGCGGCGTGTAAAGATGCGAGGGCATCTACGACGGAAGGCGTCTCACGAATGAGCTTCGTGTACGGGTCGTTCTTGACCAGCTCGACACCCTTGACGCCCTCCACCACAACATCGCCATTGGATGAAACAAGGTTCCACGTCGACTTACGCATGCCGCCGTGCTCGGTGCATTCCCAGCGCCATGTGACGCCCGTCCACTTCCTCTCGCTCATGGCGTGTCCTTAGTAGTGGTGTTCATGCGGCACGCCCCATGGAGTGCGGTACATCAGTATTGGAAAGCCACGGAGCGCGAAGCTCGGGGTGGACGCTGTGCGGACAGATGGACGACCGGTGGGCGTAACGGCCCGGCTTCCCGTTGTCCCAGTACTCGCGCTGCTGCGTGGCCTGGTTGTCGAACCAGCCGGAGAAGAGGTCGGGCGTGCGCTGCATGGTCAGGCGGCCTCGGCCGACGGCTGGGCGGCGTCGAACTGCTCGATAGCCCACACAATGGCGTGGCAGCACCATAGGAAGCGGGTGGTGTAGCGCTCGGTGCCGATCTCCCAGTAGTCAGAGAAAGACCACTGGCCGCCATTCGGACGGTCAAACGTGAAGTCACGTAGAGCGGGCATAGCCTCGTGTTCGCTGTCTGCGTGGCACAGGATCTCGCGACGAACCTGGTCCCAACACTCCGTTCGAGCGTTGGTGTCCTCCGTTTCTTCCCAGGACGAATCGAACGAATCCGTGACGCTGCGAGTGAAAGCTTCCGAGTCCCACTCCTTCAAGCCGGCTGACCTGTCGGCCGCCTCGACTTTTTCACCCCAGTAGGACGGATTGATCCGACCACTCTCTGACCGGAAGAAATCGAACATGTCGCTGAGGCGCCAGAAGACGTAGGTGCCACAGTCTCCTGCGATGGTCAGGTAGCCCGGCCACGTGATGATGTCGTAGTGGTAGACGCTGCTGCCGTCGGCCGCACGGAAGTGAAGATGGCGGTGCTTGCCGTCATTCTTCACAACCGTCATTACATGCGTCGCAACGTCTTTCAGGAAGGATTCTTTGGTGACGGTCACGGTCAGGCCGCCTTCTTCAGATCGTTGACGGCGCCCTGGATGACGGCATAGAGCCCGCGGTAGATAGCCAACAGGTCGTTCTCGGCGTAGAGCTTGGCGCCGCGTTCGGTGCTGGCTGGCTTGAAGCCGATCGACTCCAGGCCGTCGGCCGTGATTGACAGCGGGGCGATGCGGGCGTTGATGTCGCCGAGCTTGACCATGCGGGTGGATGTGGCCGGCGCCGTATCGAAGGGAAGTGGCGATTCCATGGCCCGAAGATCGGATTCGATGGAACGGACGGGGGTGGGGGCAGGCGTCGGTGCCAGAGCGGGAACAGGTGCAGCAGCCACTACAGGCTCCGGCTCGACCGCAGCCAGGCGCTTAGCCTCAGCATCGACGGCCTCCCGCTCGAGCTTCTCGCGCTCCTGCTGGCGGATGCGATCGCGCTCGGCTTCGAGCTTCGCCTCTTCGGCCTTCTTGTGCGCGTCGATACGGGACGTCACGGCCAGCCTGAAGTCTTCAAAGGGCTTGGCGACCAGCTGCTGCATGTCGGCCAAGAGGGCGCGGTATTCCGAAGCGTTCTCGGCGACCCATGCCAGCTTCGCGCGGATGTCCTTTGCCTGTCGGTCCACCACGATCTTCCCGTTGGCGAGCGCGGTGGCGATCTTGTCGTCGATGCTGGTGAGCGTTTTCAGGCCTTTGATGGCGCCGGCGAAGTCGGGCGTCACGACGTCCAGGCGAAGGCCTTCGAGGTCGCGCTGAGCCTCGAACAGGTGGTCGGCGAAGGCCGTCCGGGCAGCGGTCAGCCTTTCCTCGCGGCGGCTGGCCTTCTCCCGCTCAAGCAGCTTTTCGGCCATGAGGCGGTTGTCACGTACCAGCTTGGTGAGCATGTCCTTCTGGCGCTTCGCCTGGTCGACGCTCTCGATCTGCGCGAGCATCATCGCCTCGGCAGCATTGAGTGTGTCCTCGGCCTTCTTCATAGCCTTGATTTGCTGGTCGAGGTCGACGAAGTCCTGATCGGTCTGCGGCTCGCGGATCAGCTTGTTGTCGAGGAAGTCGCGCAGGGCGGTTTCGAACGCGGCGAAGTTCTGGCGGACGGAGATCTGGCCGAGCACTGTTACAGCTACGGCAGGCAGGGCTTGGACAGGCTCGGCGACGATGTCCGGCTTCTGCTCCGGCAACGTGTAGTCGACGAGGTCGCGATCGAACTGGGCCCAGCCGTCTACGAGGCGCTCGAACCAGGTTGCGTCAGGCCATACCTCGGTCGAGACGAAGTTCTCCGGGGTGCCGTCGGAGACCGTGAAGATCACGCGATCCGCGCCGGTGATCATCATGATCTGCTGGCACTGCGGCATGTGCGAATCGGGAACGTTGCCGGCGGCGACCATCGCGGCAAGTTCCTCGTTCCACTGCTTGTGCTCGAAGGCGGTGTCGAAGGCCATCGTCAGGCCGTCGCACGATGCCGACAGGTGGCCGCCGACGTCTTCATTGGAGCAGGTGACGGGGTAGAGGTCGTCCTCAATGAGCTGCTCAACGAGCGGGCGCGCCATCGCTTCGACATGGTGTCCGTAGTCGAGGATGTTCTCCTGCACCCAGTCGCTGAACTCCTTCGGGTTGCCGGTGTGCTTGACGCGAAGCAGCTCGGAACGCGTAGTTACCTTCGACAGGCCAAGCATGGCCGCGGCCTCGCTGGCGCCGTGGCGTGTCAGGCGGAATGCGGCCCACTCGTCGCTGCCCTGGACAAGGTTATGGATCTTCATTAGTTGGCACCTCCGTCAGTCGCCCACGAGGCGATTTCGAGCTTCTGCTCGTTCGTGAGCAGGTCCTTGGTCTGGATCATTGCGATGAGATCGTTGACGGCCTTGGCACCGCCCTCGATTGCCATGCGCCATCCGGCCTTCTTCTTCTCGAACGTCTCATCGCTGCACGTCGGCAGCTCCGTGCGTGCGGTGGCGGGGGTGTGGGCGCCGGACTTTCCGGACTGCTCGGCCTTGTTCTCCATGACGCTCTTCCACGAGGACTCGCCGTCACGGATGGCGCCGTAGATGCCGCGGAGGTCCACGAGTTCGTTCGGCGAGCAGGTGTCGAGGGCATGGCCGAGGTAGTCGGCTAGATCGGACGCCTTGACGCCGATCTCGGCAAAGGCGTCTGCGATCTTCTTGCGCTCGGCACCGGGATCGCGCGCGGCCTCGTCCAGGCGAATCGACTTGATGATGGCCTCGGCCTCATCCTGAAGGTCGCCGGGGATGATGCGCAGGCCGAGGGTGCGGATGGCCTTGGAGACCTGCGCCGCGCGCTTGTTGAGGATGTCGTCCTCGGTCCCCGGCACCGTGTAGACGTTCTTGTTGTAGCTGTTCTTACGGACGCTGATGTAGGTCCCGTCTTCGCTCGGCCTCGACCGCTCGACCGTCTTTGTGACGCGAACGTCGAGCGGGTATGTGACGTTCGATTCGAGGTCCGTTACGGAGACACGGTGCACTTCCTTCGTGTCGTCCTCGAAGATCATGCTGGTCTCGACGAGCACGTTGGTCATGCAGCGGATGGCGACTTCAACGAAGCGGATGCCCAGGCCTTCGACACCGTTCCCGATAGGCTTGCGGTAGTAGGCCGACTTGTTGTGGGCGAAGCTGGGGCGGCGACACTCCTTGAGCAGGTCCTGACGCACCTGGTCCCACTGACGCGGCTTGCGCATCGCCATGACGTAGCGCGCTTCGACCATCGCCTTTGCCTGGGCGGCAACCGCCGACGATGCCGTTTCCTGCACGGCGAGGGTGGAGCTGGTGCCGCCAAAGTCTTCGCGGACGGCCACGGCATTATCGGGACGGGACATATCAATCCTCTGCCGGATCCGCCGGCTCGGTCTTAGGAAGGGGTAGTGCTAGGCGTGATTTGCAATCAGCCTTCGAAGTTGACCCGGCGATACGGGTGCTTATCGGTCGCGGACTTGATGTGCTTGCCGAAGTGCGAACCGATGGACTCCGCGCCCTGGAATGCGGCGAAGTCGTCAGCGGTGAAGTTGTCGTAGTGGTAGAGGCTGCCGGGCTCGCCCTTGCTGTTCTTGAAGCGGATGGCGAGGGTGTTGCTTGCAGCGTCGTGGCCGATGCTGTGGATCTGCGAGGATTCCACGGGCACGAGCGCGATCTGGTGGGTCGTCATTGCGAATTCCTTTGCCGGCGCTGCCGGCGTGTGGTTAGAGGTGGCAGAGACCGGGCTCGACACCGGCTTAGTGGCCCCGCATCCGCGGTACTCGTGTTCGGCTGCTATTTCTTGGGTTGCGTGTCCGTCCACGCCGCTCTGCCGTACAAAGAAACCCACTGACCTGCCTATCAGGCTTGCCCATCGACTCGGCGTGTAGCCCGCGTTATGCGGTTTCGATGGATCTGTGGTGCACCACCAGTGGGCTTCTTTGTGCCCCGTGCTACTCCACGGGGCGGGGAACTCACCTTGCGCGGCGCTTTGCCTTGCGCTTCGCGATCCTTGCTGCGGCACGCAGAGAGCGAGCCGTGTTGTGCTTGCTGATGCGTCGGGTAGGCATCCAGAGCGGCTGGGCTGCGTTCTCGGTGGAAGGGTTCTGCAACATGGGTAATCCTTCGGTTGGGCCGCTCTGTGCGGCGTGTTGTGACTAGTGGCCGGTAGCGAGCGCAATGAGCGTCGTGATCGCCACTAGGCCGAGGTAGACGCCGATGAACTGCCACTCGGCGCGGGTGATCGGCCTGCGCGCGTGGGCGGTAGCGCGGATGTGGGCGAGGTAGTCGTTCATGCCGCGGTCGTTCCGGTCGGCATGACGTTGCGGAAGCGGCGGCCGTGCTCGTACGAAACCGACTTGGGCGTGCGCTCTTCGAGCAGCGGCAGTCCGGCGCGGATTGCTGCGCGCATCTCGGCCTCGGTCACGCCGTTCTGGCGGCCGTAGCGGCGAATGCGGCGGGCGTACTGCATGTGGGTAGTTGGGACAACGGTGCTCACGCGGCATCCTCCAGGCGAATGGTTTCGAGGTAATCGAGATAGGCGTCAACGCGGGACCTAACGCGCCCGGGCTGCATGGACTCGGCAAAGCGGGTGAACTGCGCTTTCAGAAGACGCTCTTCGTCGTCGTAGACGTCGATAAGGTCGTCATCGCGCTGGCTGCGGTCCCGGAAGGGCAGGCCACGGCTCAGGAATAGGCACACGAGGACCTGAAGCTCCGCGCCGTCTTCGATGAATTCGAGGATGTAGCGGCGCTTCGACATCATTTCTTCGATCGCGTCCGCGCGCTGCGTGTCCGTGTAGGCTCTCATGCGGCTTCGTCCCGGGCGGCACGCATGGATGCCTGCACGGCCATGACGATCTTCCCGAGGTATGCCTCGTCGCGCTTCGTAGCGCGGACTCCACCGATCAATTTCCCGACCAAGTAGTCGACATCGCACGAGAGGAAGAACACCTCGACGCGATGCGCACCAGTCGCGCCCCACGTGGCAGTCCATGCCTTGTCGTAGCACTGCAGGATCACGGTGCCGCCGTTTGGTCGATCGTTTACCCAGATGGCCACAATGGGATCGAGACCCGGCGTCCGGATACGGTCGACGACGGCAGGCAGGCTTTCCAGCTTCGCGCTCATGCCGCACCTTCCATCGCCTGGGCGGCGAGGTCGGTGTAGTGGCCCTTGGCCTTGGCGATACCGATGGCGCGGTCAAACAGGAAGAGGGAGGCGCGATTGAGGGCCTCGTACGCCGACAGAACCTCGGCGATCACCGCAGCAGGGGTCGCGGTGTCGGCTTCCAACTCGGCGACCAGGTCGTTGACCTGAAGAGCCTGGCCGCCGACGCGCACGCCAGCGGCGAAGGCGGGGCTGTCTGCGCTGACGAAGGTAAGAGCGCGCATGGCTTAGCCCTCGATCCCGAAGCGGACCGTGACGACACGAGCGCGGTCCCGGTTCGTCATGCGCTGGCCGTAGTAAGACGATTCGCGGACGGCAATCTGCGCAGCCTTGGCGAGTTCGGCGCTGATGCGGCCGGCGGCGAGGGCGTTGGTGATGAGTTCCGAGGCGGTCGTGATGCTCATGGCTATCTCCAAGCCGGTTCTGGTCCGGCCTTGGAAAGAACGATATGTCATCAACGCATATGCGTCAACCCCATAATCGAGAATGCGTGAAATATATTTTTGGTGTCACAAGCTATGAGACTGGCGCGGGCCAGCATGCGCGCTCCCAACAAGGAGGACCGCATGGAAACGAACTACGTAGTACAGGGCTTTGAGGCTGGCAAGAGGGGCGCACTGGTTGCGCTTCCAGCCGTGGCGTTCAAGAGCGAGGACCAGGCACGAGGGCGAGCCGAGCGCATGCGCCATCGTTGCGCTGGGGTCGTGGCGTTCGCCCAGTCTGCGGACATCGAGATCGGCGAGTATGCCGACCCCATCGTGTTAGTCACGTATGGCGACGTGCCAGAGATGGTTTAGCGAGGCGATTAGCGGCTTATTCCTGCAACCTTACAATCGTCCGTCTCCGTCGCCTTCCACTTTGCGTAGTTCGCTTCGTCCTTCGCCTGGAGGAAAGCGGCGGAAACCATCCCAGCCTGTACGCAAACATCCATGGCGTTGCCATTCCGCTTGGCTATGCCGTACTGGGTCACCGCGTCCGAGCTCACCTTCCCGTAGATGTTGTCCATCGCATTCGTCGTAATAGGGTCTTTTGCACTGCCAGCTACGGCGAACCACCAGTAAAGGACCATCGCCGCAACGAGGACGCCGACTACCTGGCCAGCGTTGACTGACCGACGCCTCTTTTCAGGCACCCGCCCACAATGAGGGCACGACGGAGCCGACTCGCTGACGTCCTTTCCGCAATCCTTGCACTTCAAAATAGCCATTTTGCGTCCTAATCCTCTAATTTTGGTCGTCGAAGCTTTCTTCGGCACGGCCCACGACGGTGCCGCAGTAGGTCATCGGCTCGTCGACGGGGATCACGGGGAACTGAGGATTGAGGGGCACGAGCATGCGGCGGCCCGCGTCCTCTATGTACTGCTTGAAGGTGGTCTCGGCTTCGTCCGACAGTCGCGCCACGACCATGGCGCCGCTTCGCAGCTCTCGGGCAGGATCCACGATGATGATCGTGCCATCGGGGAACGATCGACGGTCATCCCTAGGGTTGTTCATCGAGTTGCCATGCACCTCTAGGGCATAAGCCAGGCGGCCAACCTTCAGCGACGTCTGGATCATCCGCTTGCCGGTGCCGCGGGCATAGGAATCGACAGCTTCCGCAAAAGATCCTGCCTCAACCCAGCTGATCAGGGGTACATGCCGGACCCCGAGTGCTTGCGTGAGCTGGAACGCGGTAGCTGCTTCGTCGACCTCGGCGCCAGCGGCTTCGGCATCCAGATAGATGCGACCGGCGGTCGTTTGGAGCGCCTTGGCCAGGGCAACCAGCTTGCTATGAGGAATGTCCTGCATCCCCCGTTCCATTCGCGAGATGTTTCCCTGCTCCAGGCCCGACGATTCCGCCAGCTGAGCCTGGTTGAGGTTGAGATGCGTGCGGCGGCGCCGAATGGCGTCCCCCAAGGCTTTGAGGTCTGTCATATGCATAGTCTGCATTAACTGTACCGCTCGTCGAAGGCAGGTACGCGCATAAATGTTGACAGCGCATATGCGTCAGTGGCATTTTGTGCTCCATGCGAAACGACATCCGCGAAGCACGAAAGATGAAGGGCCTGACCCAGCAGCAGATGGCGGAAGCCATCGGCCGCGACCAGGCGACCGTAGCCCGCTACGAGGCGGGCATCACCGAGATCGGGAAGGACGTCGCGATGCCCATCGCGACACTCCTCGGTCTGAGCGTGCTCGATGTCCTGTATCCCGCACCGTCCAAGGCTTCGAAGCCCAAACGCAAAGCCGCCTGATTCCCCTACGCGGCGTGTCGCCGCGTGATCAATTTCCTCAACCACACGAGCACCTCTCAAAGGATTCGCCGATGTACGCCGAACAGACCCACTTGCGGAACAAGGTCATCAAGGTCCGCCTCAATGAAGACGAGCGCGATCTGGTGGATGCCCTTGCGCGCATCAACAAGACGCAGCCCGCAGTTCTGTTGCGCGACCTCGTTCTGGAGCGCCTCGAGCGCATTGAGCGCGCCGAAGCACGTGAGCAGCGTAGCGGCAACGCGATCGCCGCTTGAAGTACCCATTGCAGTCCCTTTTGGAGGCCCTGTGCGCCTTGACGATGGCATCCAACTGACGCCTTCCGAGAACTCTCGGATCAAGTCGTTTGCACTTAAACACGGCATTTCCCGCGAGGAAGCCGTGTCGCGCCTTGCGCGCGAGGAAATAGAAGACCGGTTCGTGGTGCGGAAACACCGCGCCAACGTAGTGCCTTTCAGGGCCCTCAAGAGGGGCGACTCGTGAGCCTCACCCGATACGGATTCGACGCGACTGAGATCGCGGCCTGGTTCGACGCGTTCGTTGCCCTGCTGGAGTTCCGCGCATGTCCCAACTGATCCGACAAGAACAATTCTGGGATCGGCCGGTGCGCGTCATTGAGATGCCAGCCGCACGCTCAACAGACCCCCAGTCATCCCACGACGCTGCCGACGTTCACACGGCCAGCGGCGCACGCCAGTGCCATATCGAAATCGTCGTGGCCCAGGTGAGGGCTTTTGAGGGCCTCACGAGTGCCGAGATCGCCGCACGCACCGGACTGGAGCGCCATGAGGCAGCTCGCCGGCTTCCGGACGCGGAGAAGGCCGGAGCAGTCCGTAAGGGCATGCCCCGGAAGTGCTCCATCAGCAACAAACTGGTCACGACGTGGTGGCCGGCACCGTGAGCACGTCGCTAATGGGCCAGTGCTGGCCCCTCCAGATGCCTCCGACACCGAAGTCGGTACTCATGTCGCTCGCCGATAACGCTAACGACCAGGGCTTCTGCTGGCCATCCATCTCGAAGATCTGTGAACGCACGTGCTTCAGTAAGCGCGCTGTCATCGACGCTATCGCCTGGCTTGAGCAGGCAGGAATTCTTGCCGCTGACCGCACCAATGGTCGGCACACCACGTACGTCATTTCCCCTTCGGATTACGACGAACCGGTGCAGCAGGCGCACCAGTGCGGGAAAAGCACCAGTGCAGCAGGCGCATCGGAACCGGTGCAGCAGGCGCACCAACCGGTGCATCTCCCGCACCGACCGGTGCAGCAGCCGCACACTAACCATAAAGAACCACCATTAACCGTCAGGAAGAGCAACCGTCAAAAGGTTGCGCCTGCGATCGAGATCGATCTTCCCGATTGGCTTCCGGCCGAATCTTGGGATCACTGGATCGAGCATCGGAACTCGATTCGAAAGCCGATGAGCCAGCGGGCTGCCGAGCTTTCGATCAGCGCGCTGGACGATCTACGGGCCAAAGGGCACGACCCGGAGAAGGTCATCGACAACGCCATCGTTTGCGGATGGATCGGCATCTACGAGCCGAAGGGCGTGCCACCGGCCAAGGTCCAGAGCACGGGCGCCACCGGTAGCCGCCAGCAGCAGCTTGAACAGCGCAATGAGCAGGTCGGAAACGACTGGCTCGCTGAAGCCTAAGCCGAGGACACGACGATGCACGACACCGAAAAGGCCCTATTCAAAACGCTCATCACCGATGCGATGGCTTACTACAGCAAGGACGTTTCCAAGTTCATGCTGCAGGTCTTCTGGGACGCGCTGAAACGGTTCGAGTTCGAGGACGTGTCGCGGGCTTTCAGCCTCCACGCACAGAACCCGGACAACGGGCAGTGGGCACCGAAGGTTGCCGACATCGTGAAGCTGATTGAGGGGTCGACGGCTTCGCAGGGCATGACAGCCTGGGCGAAGGTGCACAAGGCTATCGGGTCAGTCGGACGCATGCGCTCCGTGGCCTTCGACGATCCACTCATTCACGTTGTGCTCGACGAGATGGGAGGCTGGTACGCGCTGTGCAGCACAAACGAGGCCGAACTTCCTTTCAAGGCGCGCGAGTTTGAGAAACGCTATCAGGGCTACCGCCTCCGCCGTGAAACGCCGCCGTTCTCTCCTTACCTGATCGGCGGCCACGAGGCCGACAACCGTTCGAACGGTTACGCCACGCCGACGCCTCCCGCTCTCGTGGGCGACCCGGAACGTGCGTCGATCGTGATGGAGCGCGGGAGCAGGGAAGGGGCCATTCGCATCACCGACGGGCGGGAAGCTTCGCGTTTTGTAGCGAAGCGCTTGGCTGCCATGAATTCCTCCAGTAACAAAGATCCTGAGCCGCCGAGGGCCGCCTGATGAGTCCCGCAGAGACACGCATAGTCCAGGCACTCGCCGTTCGGCCAATGACCGTCAACGAGCTCGCCAACACCGTTTACGTCGAGCCTGGCCATCTGAGGCACTTGCTTCGTCGTCTTTCGGACGCGCGCATTGTCCAGATCGGCGCACACGCGCCTCGCTCACAGGTTCGGGGTGCGACGCCGCGCTATTGGGAGCGGGTGGCATGAGCCGCGTCCAGCGCTTCCCCTGCAACACCCAGGGGCGCGACTTCGTTATCGGCGACGTGCACGGTTGCTTCGACGCTCTGCGCGACGCCATGACCTCGGTGGAGTTTGACGAGGGCCGGGACCGTCTCTTCTCGGTAGGTGACCTTGTCGACCGCGGCCCCTCGTCCGAGGAAGCCGTCGACTGGATCGCGCGGCCATGGTTTCACGCCGTTCGCGGCAACCACGAGCAGATGGCCATCGGTGTAGCCGCTGGTCGCCACGACCAGGCGAACTACCTGCGTAACGGTGGTGGCTGGTTCCTCGCACTCGACAACTATCGCCAGAAGCTCACGGCGCAGGCCTTCGACACGCTTCCCGTGGCTATCGAGATCGCACATACCATCGGTCGCATCGGCATCGTTCATGCCGACATCTGGGGTGGCTCTTGGGACGATTTTACCGCTGAGATCGAAGGCGACGTTTCGAACGGCCGCCGGCACAAGTTGGTCGAGGTCGCCTTGTGGTCGAGGTCGCGCATCCAGGCTCGTGACGCTACCGGGATCGCTGACCTCTTCGCGCTGTTCGTCGGTCATACGCCGGTGAAGGATCCGGTCGCCCTCGGCAACGTCATCTACGTGGACACGGGTGCCGTCTTCGGGAATGGCCTGACCATGATGGAGATCGGCAAGGTCCGTGCCGCCGGCGTTCTTGCGGAGGCCGCGTGATGGCAGCCGTCGTCGTCAATAGCGCCGAGCGCCTGCAGAGCATCCTCGGCGACATCCGGGAGCAGTGGGCAAAGCACCACTATCTGCGCGTCACTATCAAGACCGGCAAGGATCGATCGCTCGACCAGAATGCGATCTCCCACGCCTGGTACGAGCAGATCTCGCGTGAGCTTCGCGAGGACAGCCCGGAAGACGTAAAGGCCGAGTGCAAGCTCCGCTTCGGTGTGCCGATCCTTCGCGCGCAAGACGAAGACTTCCGCGAGATCTACGACGCTTCGATCAAACGGCATCTGTCGCACGAGCAGAAGCTGCGCGCGATGCGTCTGCTGCCGGTGACTTCGCTGATGACCGTCCAGCAGCTGAGCCAGTACCTGGTGGACATGCAGAACGACTACGCGAAAAGGGGTGTCGTACTGGAATTTCCGGACGACGCGAAGCCTAGCCGGAGGGTCGCCGCATGAGGGCCTCAAAAGGTCTCGAACGGAAAACGCCGCTTCGCCAGCGCAAGCCGATGGTGAAGCGGTCTCGTCCGAAGATGACCGCTGCGCGTATGGAGGCGCAGGGCAGGCCGTGCACGATCCGCATCCCATGCTACTGCGAGCCCAATCCAGAGACGACCGTGCTCGCTCACTACCGGCTTGGCACCGGCGGTGGCCAGAAGCCGGACGACGAGCAGGCCGCTGACGCGTGCTTCATCTGCCACGAGATCGTCGACGGCCGGATGGAAGCACCCGAGTTCACGAAAGACCAGATCCGCCTCTGGCACGCCGAGGGCGTACTGAGGACACAAGAAGCCCGACGCCTGGAGGAAGCATGATTCTCGCCATTGACCCTGGAACGACGCATTCGGGCGTTGTCGTGTTTGACGGATGCGGCGCTAGAGAGGCGTATGTGGCTCCAAATGATCAGGTCATCCAGCACATCCAGCTGTGGGCCTGGCCCGACATCGCCATCGAGATGATCGCCAGCTATGGCATGCCGGTGGGTGCCGAGGTATTCGAGACGGTTCGCTGGATAGGCCGGTTCCAGCAGGCCTTTCACTTTCCCGAACGGGTCAAATTGGTCTTCCGGAAAGACGTGAAGATGCACCTTTGCGGTACGCCGCGAGCGAAGGACGCCAACATCCGGCAGGCACTCATCGACAAGCTTGGCGCGCCCGGCACGAAGAAGGATCCGGGCCCTACATACGGCGTGAAGTCCCATGCTTGGGCAGCGCTCGCTGTCGCCGTCACCGCGATGGAGATCTGATGAGCCAGTCGTCTAAGGCTGCAACCATCCGTGCCGCGCTGGCCGCAGGTCCGGCGACCACGTCCGACCTTTCTGCCGAACTGGGTTGGCCCGGCCCCTACATTGCCGCTCAGCTCAGCGTCATGTGCAGGCGTGGCACGGCCCGACGCGCCGAGTACGTGGGCCCCGATAACCGCCGACGCTTCCTGTGGTCGCTGGGCAGGAGGTCGTCTTGAATGACCGTCTACCACCACCTGACGCACGCGCTCCGGATCATGGCGATCGAGCCGGACTTCAAGAAATGGGGTCCGCTGATCGATGCGCTGACACCAGAGCAGCAGGACGAGTGCCGTGTATGGCTGCGGCAAGAGGCGGCCATGTCCAAGAGCCGGGCCCGCGCATAGGCTTCGAGGGTGTCCCCACCACCATCCTCTCGCTCCAACTCGAACAAGCCAGGGACGACCTCAAAGCCTCGCAACGGCGCGCTGCGCTGATCCGCCGCGAACTGAAGCGGCGCAAACGACACACCATCCGATAACCGAGAGCAGGGGACATCATGAACGAAGCAAACCAGAAAAACCGCGCCGGCTTCCTCGAGCGCCTCGGGCAATTGGCTGGCACAACGGCCTGGCGCGAACCGGGCAGGGTGGGCGGAGGTACGCCGTACGCCGCGCGTGGGATGACCACCGAGAACGCGATGGCTCTATCACTTGCCATGGCGAAGAAGAATGATCGCGACGTGGGGCCATGGATCGCATACGCGATGGCCACAGGCGTCGAGGACCATCGGGCAGAGATCATCACCTGGTTGGCCGACAAGCTCATCGAAGGAACTCAGCATATCGGCGCCCGTAACCGAACGCGGATGCTCTCGATCGCCGCTGTCTGCTATTGCGACGTCGTCCAGGGGAACCATGAGCACAAGGTGCCGAAGGTCAATGCCCGAGACTTCACCATCTTGGTCAGCATCGGCATCGGCTGGCTTTGGATGTCGATGGAGGCGGCTGTGGAACGCGCCGAGCATGCGCTCCGGGCAACCGGTCGCCGCCGGCCGCGCGCGCCCGCGAACGTGAAGCCTCAGGCCGCTTGACGTCAAGGGGGGAACCACGTAGATTTCGCTACATCTCGGAATCCCACCGAAAAGAAGCCCGGCCATGCGCCGGGCTTTTGCGTTCTAGTGGGTCGCCACGATGAGTTGCCATGCGATCGGCACGCCAGCCGGGTGCTGCCCATGATTTTGGGGCGGCAGTGGATCTCCTTGGTTCGCAGCAATGTTGTGTCCGCAACCACGGCATCGATAGATGCCGCTGTATGGCACGGGCTGACTTGGCCCATGGGTTCCATCGAATGCGGCGTGCTGGCTCGGCTCTAGGAAGTGCAGGTACTTGTAGACCGCCATGGTGTTCCCCTGATGCTGTGCTGGTCGGACAAGTAAACCGACACCAGCCAAGCACATCCATAGGGCTTCCGACGTAGGTATATCCCTACACATTTTCACCGGTCAGGACCGCTTTCGCACATCGTCGCCCCGGCGTGAGCCGCTGCAGTGCCGCCACCCCTTGCGCTTTCCTCCCCTGGAGCGCGCCCGGTCTCACGCCGGACACGGCTAGCCGAGCCTGACCACCTTTACCAACGGGCCGCCGGCGCTTGGCGCGGGCCCATTTCAATTGGAGCTCCTCATGGACGCCAAGACATTTGCGGCGGCCGCTGGAGTTTCCGCTGCGCGTGCTGCTGAGTGGGCTGGGCCCGTTACTACGGCCATGGCCGAGTTCGGTGTTGATACGCCGAAACGCCAGGCTGCCTTCATCGCCCAATGGGGCCATGAGTCTGCCGGTTACGCTTATACGCGGGAGATCTGGGGTCCGACGCCTGCGCAGCTTCGTTACGAGGGTCGAGCAGACCTTGGTAACACGCAGCGCGGCGATGGCTCGCTCTACCGCGGGCGCGGATTGCCGCAACTCACCGGCCGCGCGAACTATGCAAAGGCCAGTGCCGCCCTCGGCGTCGACCTGGTGAAGAACCCGCAGCTGCTCGAGCAGACGGACCTGGCCGCGCGAGTGGCTGGCTGGTTCTGGCAGGCGAACGGCTGCAACGACTTCGCCGACAGCGATGACTTCGTCGGCCTGACGCGCCGGATCAACGGTGGCACGAACGGACTCTCGGATCGCCAGGTGCGGTGGGTCATGGCAAAGAAAGCACTTGGTGTTGACGGGTGAACGAATCGATGGATATCAAGCGCGGCGACGACTCCAACTGGCATTTCAAGCTTGGACCGATCGAGCGCGCGGTCGTGGGCGGTGGTTTTGCGCTGCTCGTCTTCCTCATCAGTTACGTCTTCCATTCCTTCGACAGCAGGCTTGAGGCGCAGGACAAGACGATGCAAAGCGTTGTCACCTCTCAGGCGGTCACAAACGCCCAGCTGCAGACACTCAGCCAGCAGCTTTCCGACGTGCCTGCCCTGACTCGGCAGATGGCCGAGCTAAAGGTCAACACGGACCGAAATACGCAGGACATCCATGAGCTGCAGCAAGTGAGGCACCTCAAATGAAACTCGTCAGTCACGCTGGCATCTGGCACAAGCTGTGGAGTATTCGCCTCGGTATCGCTGCTGCCCTCATGAAGGGCGCGGACGAGGCCTACCGCAGCATGCACCCGGACTGGGCTGCTCATCTTCCGCAGTGGCTGCTTGGCGGCCTTGGTTATGCATCACTGATGACCGGCATGGCGGCCACGGTTGCCGTCGTGGTCAAGCAGGCAAACCTCAGCCAGCCTCCTGACCCTCGACCCACCGTGCTAACCGACCAGAGGTTGCCGCCCGCATGACCAAGATCTACGCCTACGCCATCGGCGCGCTGCTACTCGTCATCGCCCTGGGCGCCACGGGTTGGTATATCTCCGACCTTCGCGGCGACGTCGCCACGGCCAAGTCGAACCAGGCGATCGCCGAGGGCAACGTCAGCACGTGCGCGACCGCCCTGAAGCAGGCTGACCAGGCGACCGCCGACGCCGTCGCGCAGTCGAAGCTCTACCACGATCAGGCTCAGGCCGCGATCGACGCTGCGACGACCCAGAAAGGCAAGAACACCGCCGCTGGCACCGTGTTCGCCACGAAGATCATCACGAGCGCCAAGACCACTGACTGCCAGTCCGTTCTGGAGGCCGCCTTATGTCCCGCGCTCTCTGGGTACTGATCGGCCTCGCGCTGCTCGCCGGCTGCGAGTCTGCGGTGAAGCCGGTCACGCCGCCGCAGATCGTGCACGTCGTGGTGAAGGAGTACATCCCGATCCCCGACGAACTGGTTCAGGACTGCCCGATTGCCGAGCCCGCCACCCTCAAGGTGCAGGAAGCCGTCCGGGTAGCCAACGCTCGCAAGGTCTCGCTGCAGAACTGCAATGAGGACAAGGCCGCTCTCCGGGCTCTCAAGCCCCCAGCGGTTGCCCCCGAATTTCAAGGATCCCCATGAGCCGCCTCACCACTGATCCGACCGACCCCGACCTCACCCATGGCGATGACGCCGAGAAGGTAGAGCAGGCCAAGGCGTATCTGGTCATGTCTGCGGAGGATCGGGCCAAGGGCTTTGTCCGACCTGTACGCATCAACTACGTCCACCTGCGCGGTGAAGATGGTGGCGATCCGCCGCGCGTCATCGTAAGCATGAAGGGTTTGGTCGGGTGTGGCGTCGAAACGCGCATGTCGCGCGAGATTGCCGAAACGCACGCCCGGGACCCAAAGTTCTACAGCCACACCTATTGCGTGGGCTGCAAACAGCATCTTCCGGTTGCCCAGTTCTCGTGGGATGACGGCACCGCCGTCGGTTCCTGAGCCCAATCTTTCAAATGACCGAGGTCACCATGCACGACGAAACCGATACCCAGACCACCGCCCAGCCGGAAAGCCAGGCTCCCACCGCTCCGTTGAGCGAAGACCACGCCGCCGCGCTCGAGCTGGCGTCGCAGGCCACGTCCCCCGAGGACAAGGCTGCCACCGCCGACTTGGTGAGCGAGGCCGCCGCACAGGCCGAGACCACGGAAGCGGGTGCATCGGCGAGTGCCGCCCCGACTGAAGATGATGCGCCACTGCAGCCTCTCCCGCCTTCGGACTCGGAAGGTGAATCGCTCGGTGACACCGTGCACGACATCCTCACCGCGATCGAGGTCGACATCGAGTCCTTGATGCACAGCCCCATCGCGCTCGTCGCCTGGGTGCGTAGCAAGGTTGCCGAGGCCAAGGCGAAGCTCTGATGGCTCGGGTGGATGTACGCATGCGCATACAGGTCGCCTGGTGGGTTCGCCCTTACCTTGGCCTCCGCAGGGCGTTGGCAAACCTCACGGGCAACGTTCCTGACCTGGATGCCATAGGACGCCATATCGGTCTAGGCATCCGGGTGAAGGTCGAACGATAGCCGGCGCCCCGATGGCGCCTTCACATGGAGAGGCGGCCTGATACCGACCTACTGACTGCATGGGCGCACCCCGAATCAACGCGGCGTCCAAGCGGGCAGCCGGTGGCACGAAAGCTACGAAGCCCCAGAGGGATGCGAAAGCTCCCAAGACGGGGAAGACGAAGAAGGTAGCCACACGGACGGGGCGCCCATCGAAGTTCCGTGATGAGTTCATAGACCAGGGCGCCAAGCTGACCCGCATGGGCGCTACGGACGCCCAGCTCGCCGATTTCTTCAAGGTAACTCTCTCGACCCTGTACCTGTGGAAGGTCCAGCACGAGGAGTTTTCGGAGGCCTTAAAGCGAGGCAAGGACGAGATCGACTCCCAGGTGGAGCAATCCCTATTCCGCCGGGCCATGGGTTACACGCACGACAGCGAGAAGATCTTCCAGTCGTTCGGGGCCGTTGTTCGGGCCAAGACTCAGGAGCATTACCCGCCTGATACCACCGCGATGATCTTCTGGTTGAAGAACCGGCAGCCCGAGAAATGGCGGGAGAAACCTGATGGTGGAGCGGATGACGCCCCGCCGACGCCGGTGAAGGTGTCGATCGAGGTGCGTGATGCCCGCCGCGGAAGTTCTTGAGATTCGACCCAGCCTGAATGTGCCTCAGGCGGCTTTCCTAGCGCTGCCGCAGAAGTTCAGGGCGTTCGTCGCGGGCTTTGGTTCCGGGAAGACGTGGGTCGGGTGCTCCGGCCTGTGCCAGCATTTCTGGGAGTTCCCGGGAATCAACGCTGGGTACTTCGCGCCGACCTACCCGATGATCCGGGACATCTTCTTCCCGACGATGGAAGAGGTGGCCTTCGACTGGGGCCTGCGCACCGTCACGCGTGAGGCGAACAAAGAGGTCCACGTTTACTCAGGTCGCCAGTACCGCGGCACGGTCATCTGCCGCTCGATGGAGAAGCCGGAGACGATCGTCGGCTTCAAGATCGGACGTGCACTGGTCGACGAGCTGGACGTGCTCAAGAAGATCAAAGCGCAGGCGGCTTGGCGCAAGATCATCGCTCGACTACGCCAGAACGCGACCGGCCTGACCAACGGCATCGACGTCACGACGACGCCTGAGGGCTTCCAGTTCGTCTACGAGCAGTGGGTGAAGGAAGTCCGCGACAAGCCGGAGCTGGCCACCCTTTATGGGATGGTCCAGGCCAGCACGTATGACAACGAAGCGAACCTGCCGCCCGACTACATCGCCTCACTGCTGGCCAGCTACCCGCCGCAGCTGATTCAGGCGTATCTCGACGGCCAGTTCGTCAACCTGCTTGCCGGCACGGTGTACCACCAGTTCAGTCGCACGCTAAACAACTGCTTCGAGTCACTGGAACACGGCGAGGCCGCCCACATAGGTATGGACTTCAACGTCGGCAAGATGGCCGCCGTGGTCCACGTACAGCGCGAGGGCGTGCCTTACGCCGTCGACGAGATCACAGGCGGCTACGACACTCCGGACATGATCCGGCAGATCAAAGAGCGGTTCTGGGCGTTCGACGATGCCCAGGGCAAGTACCTGAAGTCGCGCGAGATCACGATCTACCCCGATGCCTCCGGCGGCTCCCGCAAGTCGGTCAACGCCTCGGAGACGGACATCAAGCTGCTGCGGGACGCGGGATTCCGCGTGTCGGCACCGGAGGCCAATCCGCCGGTGAAGGACCGCATCAACGCGATGAACGCCATGTTCTGCAACGCAGCAGGCGAACGACGCTACAAGGTCAACACGCTTCGCTGCTCGACATACGCCGACCACTTGGAACAGCAGATCTGGGCCGAGAACGGCGAGCCGGACAAGACGGCTGGCGCAGACCACACGAATGACGCGGGCGGGTACTTCATCCACCGCACCTATCCACTGATCAAGCCGGTCATCGCCCGGGCGATCAACCTGCCACACATGGGCCGCTGACCGCATGTTCGATACCCTCGCCAATCTGGTCCCCAAGGATGGCGACCTGCCGGCGCGTGCATGGCGTCTCGACGTCTGGTCGCGCGTGCTGGACGGGTCGATCTACGATGTTCTGCACTACCAGTTCCACGAGGAGAAGAACGGCGCGGACGAGTATGTCCCGGTCCGTGACCGCCGCCCGAGTGTGCGCACGGGCCTGATCCGTACGGTGGTGGACGACAGTATCTCGCTGCTCTTCAGCGAGGGGCACTTCCCGGCAATCCAGTGCCAGGACGAGAACACCAAGGACGCGCTCGACGCATTCACCAAGGACGCCAAGCTCAACCTGGCAATGATCGACGCCGGCACCCGCGGTTCCGTGGGCAGCGTGGCGATCATGGTCCGCTTCATGTCCAAGCGCGTCTTCCTCAAGGTCATGCCCACGGCGTACCTCACGCCTGTGTGGAAGGCCGACGAGCCGGACACGCTGGAGAAGGTGGTCGAGCGTCGGAAGGTCGACGGGAAGACGCTGAATGCCGCTGGATACGACGTGAAGGCGGATGCCACCGTCTACTGGTTCGAGCGGGAGTGGAACACGGTCGGAGAGATCTGGTATCTCCCGGTCAAGGTGAAGGATAAGGAAGCCGCCAAGGTCGAGGACAAGCCGCGATCGACGAACCACAACCTCGGGTTTGTCCCGGTGGTATGGGTGAAGAACCTGCCCGGCGGCGACGACATCGACGGTGAGCCGACCTTCGGAGTCGAGCCCATCAACACGACCATGGAAGCGGACTATCTGCTCTCGCAGGCTGGCCGTGGACTGAAGTACAGCGCCGATCCGACCCTCCTGATCAAGGAATCGGCGGCGACTGACGATGGCAAGCCCATGGTTCGTTCTGCTGCCAACGCGATCGTCGTCGGCGAGAAGGGCGATGCCAAGATGCTTGAGATCAACGGCACTGCGGCCGAGGCCGTGCTGACGTATGTCGCCAAGCTTCGGGAGTTCGCTCTGGAGCGCATGCACGGCAACCGCAGCAACGCGGACAAGCTCAGTGCGGCCCAGTCGGGCAGGGCGCTCGAACTGATGCACCAGGCGCTCATCTGGCTTGCGGACAAGCTCCGTGCGAGCTACGGCGAGGGCGCACTGCTGGATGTCTACCGCATGGTGGTCCGCGGCAGCGCCAAATACCCGCTGACGATCGACGGGAAGGAATACGGAACGTTGTCGGTGAAGGAGCCGGTGACGCTCACCTGGCCCGCATGGTTCCCGCCGACGGCAGATGACCGGCAGACGCTGGCCATCGCGCTCACGACGCTGATCAAGGCTGGGGCTCTCAGTCGGGCCACGGCGGTGAAGATCATCGCCAGCGACTACGACATCGCGGACACAGACGCTGAAATGCTCCTTATCGACGCTGAGCGCAAGCAACTGCTCGCCGAGCTGCCTGCTGCGAAGACGAGCGTCGCTACCACCGAATAACGGCGAGGGTTGATCCCCCGCTTCAAGGCTGGCGTAAGCCAGTTTTCCCACGGAGAAGGCCTGATGCCTGACGAAAACGCTTCACCGCTTACCCTCAACACGGCCCCGCGCGAGATCTGCGAGCAGATCGGCGTGCCTGGCTGCATCGTCCTCGTCGCGAACGTGGACGGCTCCATCGGCTTCAGCGCTCACGGCCTGAACAACATCAAGGCCAACGAGCTGCTGAGCGTGGGTATCCACATCAACCTGAGCCAGCACGACCTGATGGTCCGTGCCGGTGCAGCCGGTGAGGATGCTCAGCGTGTCCAGGCTTCCTGCGATGCTGAAGGAGGTGTCGCATGATCCGCTTCGGACGTAAGCGCCACCGCCTCATGGAAGAGAACCCCGGTCCGCCGGCAGGTCCCGTCAGTGCCCCCGCACCGGCCCCGCGTGAGCCTGAGACGTTCTCCAAGGACTACGTGCGCGAACTGCGTGCTGAGAGCAGTGGATACCGTCTGAAGGCCAAGGAGCAGGAAGACGCTCGGAAGGCAGCGGAGGACGTAGCCAAGGCCGCTACCGAAGCCGCCGACGCGCGCATTACTGAGGCTACCAACGTCGCCAACCAGCGCATCATCCGCGCCGAGTTGAAGGCTGTGGCCATCAAGGCTGGCATCGTGGATCTCGACGGCCTGAAGCTGGTCGACCTCGCGAACGTCAAGCTCAACGATGCGGGCGAAGTCGAGGGCGCGGACGCACTGATCGAAGGCCTCAAGACCGCCAAGCCCTACCTGTTCGGTGCGCCGAGCAGCAGCAGCACCTCGACGCCGCCGAGCAACACGCCGCCGTCGACGAAGAAAGCGACCGAGATGTCGAAAGAAGAGTACGACGCAGCACGTCGGGATGCGACCCGACGCCGCTGATCACCACTGATACCCATCGGGGCCAGGCGCCCAGGGGAAAGCCAATTCCCAACCCCGATAGGAGTTACCCACATGGGTATCCAGAACTTCCCGGCTGCCCTGCAGCCGATGATCCAGCAGGGCTACCTCGAGCGTGAGTTTCAGGACGGCATCCAGTCCGTCCTGGGCTTCCGCGACATCGCGCGCCGTGAGGCGTTTCCGAACAAGATCGGTGAAACCATCACCAAGACCCGTCCGGGTCTCAAGGCGCCCGTTACCACCCCGCTTAACCCGTCGACGAACACCAACCTCGACAACGGTCTGACGCCGGGCACGTGGACGATCGAGCAGTACACGCTCTCGATCAACCAGTACGGCGACACGATCGATCTGAACACGGTCACCAACCGCGTCGGTATCGTCGAGCAGTTCCTCCAGAACGCCAAGACCAACGGCGTGCAGTCGGCGCAGTCGCTCGATCGCCTGGCCCGTAACTCGATCTTCAATGCGTACATGGGCGGCAACACCCGCGTACGCACCACGCTCGGCGCCCCTGGTGTCGCGCTGGCGGTCGATGACATCCGTGGCTTCCAGTTTGTGTTCGTCAACGGGGTCCTGATCCCGGTCAACGGCACCAACACCATCGCCGTGACCGTGGGCAGCAACACCTACACGCTCGTAGGTGCGGTGGCCGACGGCAGCAACGTCTCGACCGCGCCGAACGGTATCAGCGGTGTGCTGACCTTCTCGGGCAACGTGACGGTTGCCGATGGCACGCTGAACAACGATGTCACCGCCTACAACCTGGGCACCGGCGTCGCTCCGTTCATCCTGCGTCCGAATGGTCGCGGCAACACGTCGAAGATCGTCGGCACCGACCTGTTCACCATGGGTGCGATGCTCGACGCCGTGGCCTATCTGCGTTCCAACGCAGTGCCGACCATCGGCGGCATGTACAACCTGTACCTCGATCCGGTCAGTTCCCGCCAGCTGTTTGCGGATCCTGACTTCAAGCTGCTCTACCAGGGCGCTACCGGTGCGGCGAAGGAGTTCCGCATGGGCCGCGTCGTCGAACTGGTCGACGTCCGCCTGATCCCGACCACCGAAGCGTTCATCCAGACCCTCGCCGGCGTGAAGATTCGCCGCGCGATCCTCTGTGGTGGCGAGGCGCTGGTCGAGGCTGACTTCGATGGCATGGCCTCCGAGGACCTGGCTGGCAACAACGCGCAGATCGACATGGTCGACGACATCGTCCACGTCACTCGCGAGCCGCTCGACCGCCTGCAGCAGATCATCGCTCAGTCGTGGTACTGGATCGGCGGCTTCACGGCCCCGACCGACCAGACGGTCAATGCGACGATCGTTCCCACGGCGAGCGCGAGCTACTACAAGCGCGCCGTGGTCATCGAGCACGCCGGCTAACCCCGGCCTGAGGCGTGCGGGGCTTCGGCCCCGCCGCTTTCTGGGAGAGCAGCATGACCCTCGGCACCAGCTACATCCCCGATTCCATACCGCACGCGGTTGGGAACGGCCAGATTCAGAGCTTGAGCTCCGCTCAGGTCTCGACCAAGTACGGCGCTGGCAACATCAAGACGCCGACCCGAAACTTCACCCTGCGATTCCAGGGCGCACTGATGCAGTTCTTCGCGAACGTGCCATTCGTCGTCACCTCGGATCTCGCTACCGCTCTGGCAGCCGCAAATGCCCCCGTCGTCTAACAAGCACGCCGCGATAGCCGCCAAGCTCGAGCGGGACCGTGCGGACCTCTTGCAGGGACGCGCCGAGCTGGATCGTGACCGTGACGCACTTGCTCAGGATCGATCAGCGCTGGATGTGGCCAAGGCCGACTTCGCCGCGACGGTCACGGAGTTCGCCGAGCACGTCGATGCCATGGTGGGCCGAGTTCCTGCTCCAATCGTGCAGGCCGTTCACTCGGCCCGTCCGACGCCATCCACGATCTGCCTGACCCATTCCTATGGGTTCACCGAGAACGGTGTGCTCAAGCACTGGCCGGCGGGCAAGGCCATCACCAACGCCGACGACATCGCGCTTCTCTTTGCGCGCGGGGCGCCCATCGAGGGATACGACCATGAGTGACGGCGTCTACGTCTCGCAGGGAAAGAACGCGGCACTCAACATCGCCGCGGCCACCATCGTCAACCAGGGCGCAGGCCCAGGCCTCTACAACACGGGCCCCAAGGGCCGCGTCCAGCGGGTCAGCGTCATAGCCGCGGGTAGTACGGCGGGCGGGGTGTTCGACTCGGCCACGGTCGCTGGCGCCGTGACGGCCAACCAGCTGGCAGTGATCCCGAACACCGTCGGCACATACCTGGTAGACATGCCCTTCTTCGCTGGCCTCGCTGTCATCCCCGGCACGGGCCAAGTGCTCGCGGTCTCCTACGACTGAGGTGATGTCATGGCGTTGACCGATCAGGAGCGTGTGGATATTCGCCGCTTCTGCGGGTATCCGATGTTTGGCGGCGTCCCCTCGAGCTTCCAGTCGTACCGCTTCTTCCAGGCATACGGCACGCTCGAATACCGCATGACGAACCTGTCGGCGGACGAAGAGGCGACGTTGCGCACGACCTACCTAACGGGCGTCAACAACCTGTTCCAGCTGGAGCAGGCGGTGACGTCGGCGAGCGACAACCTCGACACGGATCAGGCCGCGGTCTGGACCCACAACAAGAACGAAGTGCGCGACCGCATGCGTCTCTACAACATGTGGCGGCGTGAACTGTGTGCCTTCCTTGGCGTGCCGGCAGGTCCGGGCATGGCGGGGTCGAGCACCGGCGGCTCGATACCTCTGGTGGTCTGATGGACGGGCAAAAGCTTCAGGGCAAGGTCTATTACGGCTACGCGCAGTCGGCGAAGCGTATCGGCCTTGAGTTCCAGCAGTACCGTCCGCTGGACGTTGCTGGCGCCATCGCGCCCGGGAACCTTATCGGCCCACTGGTAGCCAGCTTCAACGCGCAGGACATGAAGTACGGAAAGGCCAGCGCCTATGGCAAGCCCGTATGGTTCTGCCTCGCCGACGGTCGGGTCCTGTCGGTAGGCGACTACCTGGTGCGTGGCACCTCGACGTTCTTCATCGCCGGCATGCAGCCACTTCTACCGATCCTCGCGGTGGAGTGCAACCGGGTCCTGTCGTTCTTTCGCCCGCAGCAGCTCCCCGGTGCAGGTGCCATGGGCTATGGCGGCAACACCATGGCCAACCAGACGCCCATCGCTCAGCAATACCCTGCATCGGTTCTGCAGGGCACGAAGGGCGAGAGGAACGACACGGGCTTGCCCGGGGACGTCAAAGTCCCATGGTGGGCCATCCTCATCCCTTCGTTCCCGGGCGATGTGCAGCTGCGCACGGACGACGTGGGGATCGACGAGCACGGCCGGCGGTATGTCATCGCCAGTGCCGAACAATCGGACCTCGGCTGGCGGCTCACCGCAGCTGAGGCGGGCACCTGACGCAGGAACGCATATGGCAGACCTTACCGATGCGCTGAACGCCATCGTTGGCCTGCTTGCGCAGGCGCTATACCCGAACGGGACGGGCCAGCCGTCAGCGACGGGAGACACCACGATCGTTTACCCGGGGTGGCCGCAGGCGTCACAGCTTGATGCGGACCTCGCCGGGTTCTCGAATGGGTACGGCGGGCGCGTGCATGTCTCTGTCTTCCCCCGGGACGGCGAGACCCTCCAGCCTGCTTACTCGAATGCCTGGGCCCCGCTGAGCCAGCAAGCGGCGACGGTGATTATGTCGATCGCGGGGCAGGCAATCACCCTTGGCGGCACGGTGAGCGCGCCGCAGAACGTCGCGGTGCTCGCAGGCGGCCAGGCCTATACGTACGCGGTGCAGGGAGGTGACACGCTTACCAGCATCGCTACAGCGCTCGCCGTGCAGATCCCGGGAGCGACCAGTAGCGGCACCATCCTGACGATCCCTGCGGGGGTGAAGGTCGTGGGGGCGCGCGCTGGCGGATCCGGTGTCATGCAGCGCGAGCTTCAGCGTCGCAAGCGTCCTGTGCAGGTGACCATATGGGCCGACACGCCCGACCGGCGCCAGGCGTGCGCACGGATCCTCGACGTGGCTCTGGCCGCGGCTGAGTTCGTATCGCTGCCCGACCAGACAGGTGCACGGCTGGTCTTTCAGACCAGTCATGAGATCGACGCGACCCAGAAGGCCAATCTGTACCGCCGCGACATCATCTACACGGCTGAGTATTCGACCACCCAGACCCAATCCGCGACGGAAGTGGTCGTCGTGCAAGAAAACATCACCTTTGGTGTCGTCGGTGCAACAGCGCCGGCAGCCACCAAGACTATCTTCCAGTGAGGGCGCCATGGCACGACACCTGATCGTTTCCGAACCGTTCGGCGATTACACGCGCGGCAGTCGCATCAGCGATGCGAAGGAAATCGCCGCGATTCTCGACTCCGACCAGGCTGGCCATGTGCTGCCGATCGACGTCGAGGATCCGCCGTCACCCACGAGAATGCCCAGCGCTTCGGACTGAGTCCCCGCGCTACATCACCGACAAGCCTGCCTAGAGCGGGCTTTTTTTATGCCCGGAGACACCCATGACTCAGATCGTCCAGCAGGGCGCGATTAACACGACCGCGCTGATCGTCCCCGACCTTTACGTGCAGATCGTCACGCCAGCGGTTTCGCAGCTCAACGGTGTTCCCACCAACGTTCTCGGCATCGTCGGTACGGCAAGCTGGGGCCCGGTCAACGCCCCCGTGGTCTTGGGCAGTTCCGCAGACTTTGCCCGTCAGTTCGGCGCCATTCAGAACCGAAAGTACGACCTCGGAACGGCCGTGGCGATCGCCGTACAGCAGGGTGCCAACAATATCGTGGCGGTACGGGTCACCGACGGCACCGATGTCGCGGCTAGCGGCGTGCTCACGACCTGCATCACGTTCACCAGCAAGTACACCGGCAGCCTGGGCAACTCGGCCAGCGTGCAGATCGCCACCGGCAGCGCGGTCGGCAGCTTCAAGGCGATCGTCTCGATGCCTGGACTCGTCGCCGAGGTGTTTGACAACATCACCGGCACCGGGAACGCCTTCTGGGTGAACCTCGCCGCGGCGATCAACGGTGGCCAGTACGGCGTCCGTTCCGCCTCGCAGCTGATCGTCGCCACAGCGGGGGCGGGCGTCACTGCTCCTGCCGCCAGCACCACGCCGCTCACCGGCGGTACGGACGGTGCCACCACGATCACCTCGGCGGTCATGGTCGGTGTCGATACGGTCCCGCGCAAGGGCATGTACGCCTTGCGCAGCAGTGGTGCAAGCGTTGCCATGCTCGCCGACGTGGACGATCTGACCACCTGGTCGGTGCAGGTAGCCTACGGGCTGTCCGAAGGCACCTACATGATCTGCACCGGCCCCGCCGGCGACACGATTGCCAACGCGGTCACCACGCGCGCTTCGGCGGGTGTCGACAGCTACTCGTTCAAGCCGATCTTCGGCGACTACTGCTACTGGGCTGATCCCGTCAATGGCGTGACGCGCCTGGTGTCGCCGCAGGCGTTCTGTGCAGGTCGACTCGCGAACCTCGCACCGCAGCACAGCAGCCTGAACAAGCAGATCTACGGCGTCGTCGCAACGCAGAAGACCAGCCAGAACCTGCAGTACTCCACTGCCGAGCTTCAGACGCTAATCCAGTCGGGCTGGGATGTCCTCACCAACCCGGTGCCCGGCGGCAGCTACTTCGGCATGCGGGTCGGCCACAACGGTAGTTCGAACCCAGCGATTCAGGGCGACAACTACACCCGGATGACGAACTACGAAGCGTCGACGATCGGTGCTGGCATGGGCCGCTTCGTGGGTCGCCTCCAGTCCAGTCAGCCTAACGATCCGCTGCGGCCGGAAGTGAAAGGTACGCTAGACGCGTTCCTGCAGGCGCAGATCGACCAGAAGCAAATCGACAGCTTCACGACACAGTGTGACCTCAACAACAACCCTCCGCAGCGCATTTCCGCTGGCTACCTCCAGGCCGACGTCGCGGTTCGCTACCTCGGCGTGGTCGAGAAATTTATCGTTAACGTCCAGGGCGGCCAGACGGTCGTCACGCGGCAGTCCGTCACGGGCTGAGCGGTCTCCGCGGCCTCGTCTTCCACATAAGGGCGCCTCTGGCGCCCGCGCTCCACGGAGATATCCATGCCCGCCAATAATTTCACCATCGGCAAAGACATCAGTCTGACCATCGTTACGACGGCCGGCATCCTGGCGTTGCCGATCACCACGACCAGCTTCGACGCGAAGCCGCAATACAACAAGGTCCGCGGCGTCTGCCTGGACGGCGTCAACCGCGGCTTCAACGCCCCGACGGGTTGGGACCTGACCTTCGGCCTCGACCGCTCCAGCTCCGTCGTGGACGACTTCTTCGCCCAGCAGGAGGCGGGCTACTACGCCGGCCAGAACACCTTGACGGGATCGATCTCCGAAACGATCCAGGAAGCCAATGGTTCGGTCTCTCAGTACCGGTACACCGGCGTGATTCTCGCGCTAGACGACGCCGGCAAATTCACCGGTGATGCGAAGGTCAGTCAGAGCATTAGCGCGTTCGCCTCCCAGAAACTCAAGGTTGCCTGAACCCCATGTCCGAACCGACTCTCACCGTTACCCAGGCTGGCACGGATGCATCGGCTCCTGCCGTGCCTGCCACTCCCGCCGCTCCTGACCAGGTCGTCGACTCCAAGGGTAGGGCGTACGTCCTGAAGAAGATGTCGCCGCTGGAGCAGTTCCGTCTCGTGCGTCTCATCGGCGATGCCCCGCAGATGTACATCAACATGGTGGCTCCGCTCGTCTGGATTCGCTCGATCGACGGCGAAGTGCTGGCGCCACCGGCCAGCCAGCGCGAAATCGACGCCTTGATTCAGCGCCTCGGCGAGGAAGGCATCGAAGCCGTCATGGAGGCCGTCGAGAAACTGTCTGGGGGCGCAGCGGCCGCGGCCGGAGATGCACTAAAAAACTGATCGGGCACGTTGCTATTCGCGAGACCCTGTGGTGCATCGCGAACAACGTGCCGTGGGATAAGGCCTGGGAACTCGACGAAGTCGAGCGTCAGGGTTACGCGATCATGTTTTCCGAGTTCAAGGGCGCTGAGTTCGACGTCCATACCATGTCCTTCAAGGATTCGCCGAAGTGAAGCAGTTCGACAGCCTCGGGGCCTTTGCGGCTCATCTTCTGACGACGGCTACCGCCGAAGCCGTAGCCCTCCACGAGGGTCTGGTAGCCGCCGCGGTCGAGGTCGAAAAGTCCGCGAAGGGCGAGATCGGCACCTATCAGGCGGCAATTGGTCCATTCCCCGCCTGGGCGCCCTTGGCTGACTCAACGGAAGACCAGAAGGCGAGGATGGGCTATCCAGCCGATTCCCCCCTGCTGGCCTCTGGCGAGATGCAGGAGAGCTACGCGCACGAGGTCGCAGGCCTTGAGGCGGTGATCGGTACGGCAGACCCCAAGGCCCTGTACCACGAGATCGGGACGGAGCGAATGCCGCCACGACCTGTGCTTGGGCCGGCGCTTCTGCACAACAGGGAAAGGATCGAGCGACTTATCGGTGAGGCTGCGGTCGCCGGCATCCTGGGTGGCAAGCTCACTTCGGCTCAGATGGGTTACGAGAAGACGTAACCGAGCAGAACGTATATCAAGAACCCGAGCACCAATAGCAAGCCGAGAGCGCCGATGGCTATGGTCATCGAGAGCAGACCGACGGCGATTCGCATGTGACCGGGCATCGGGTTTTCCCACGACAGGACCGGAACGCGGTCACGCCTAGCGCCGCGCGGCACCGCACGTATGTGCGGCAGTTGCTCGCCGGACGCGTCCGCGAACCATTCACGCACCCGGATGTGCAGAGGAACCGCCATGTTCGAAGCCTTCTCGGTTGGAGTCAGGATCAGCCTGATCAACCATGCCAGTTTGGGCCTGGCCGCGTTGTCGCGCAACTTCCTGTCGACCGAGGCCGACGCAGCCCGGCTGGAAAAGAGGATTTCCTCGATTCAGAAGCAGATGAAAGCGGGCCTCCTGATCGGTGGCATCGGCGCTGCTGGACTGGCCCTCTTCAAGGCCCCTTTGGATGAGGCGAAGAAGTTCCAGACGGAAGTGGCGCGTTTCCAGTCGCTCGGCTTCGGCGATGCCGTCAACCGGCAGGCAGTCACCTTTGCCCGCGGCATGAACACCATAGGCACCAGCGCGCGCGACAACATGATGCTGGTCGGCGATGCCATGGCGGTCTTCAAGGACCTGCATCATGCCGAGTTCGCCGCGCCGATCATGGCAAAGATGAAGTTCGGCAACGAGGCGCTGTACGGCAGCGAGCAGGGCGGGGCCAACGAACGCAAGTTCATGGACATGCTCAAGGTGATCGAGTTCCGCGGTGGCCTTTCTAGCCAAACGGAATTCTCGACCCAGGCGGACTATGTTCAGAAGGTCATCGCCGGCAGCCGTAACCGCGTCGACTCGACGGCTCTCCTTCAGGCCTTGAAAACGGGTGGTGTCGCGCTGTCCCGGCGCAGCAACGAGTCGTTCTACCTCGGCGCTGAGCCGCTGATTCAGGAATTTGGCGGCTCGCGCTACGGCACGGCGGCCATGTCGATCTACCAGAACCTGGTGCAGTCCCGCGGGACGATCACGGCGCAGCAGGAGATGTATCGCCTAGGACTGCTCGATAAGTCCAAGGTTGAGTTCAACTCGCTCGGAAAGCTCAAGAAGGCGCTCCCTGGTGCATTCAAGGGATCAGCGGTCCTCGAAAACGAGGGTGAGCTGTCGTTGTTGGAGAAGGTGCTACTCCCGGCGTTCGCCAAGAAGGGCATCACCGGCGACGAGGATGTCATCCGCGAACTAGGCATGATCATGGGTAACCGGACGGCATCCGGCCTCATGGCGCGCATCTACCAGCAGCGGGCACAGATTCACACTCAGACGGCGGCGAACAGGAACGCGTTGGGCATCGACGCCATGGCTGCCACAGGGAATGGCACGCTCGCTGGCAAGGAAATCGATCTCCACGCCAAGTACGCGACGCTGATGCTCAATCTCGGCGACACGGTACTCCCGCTGGCAGTCCATGGCCTCGAGCTGCTGATCCCCGCTCTGAAGGGGTTCTCGGACTGGGTCACGACGCACCCGAAGACCGTGAAGGCCCTCACCCTATCGTTCCTTGGTCTCTCAGCTGCGATGGCGATCGGCGGCACGGTGATCTTGCTGAGCGCCGCGTTCCGTGGTCTCGGTCTGGCACTGGCCTTCAACGCGATCGGGGGCTGGGCGGGCATCCTCAAGGTCGCGAGCAGCATGCGAGTCTTTGGCACCGCCATGCTCTTCAGCCAGGTGGGAGGGGCCGGTGGAATCACCAGCATCGGGAAGAGCCTGACAAGCGTCGCAGGAGGTCTGGGTCTTGTGACACAGGCTGCCGGCGTGTTCATGGCCTTCTACGCTGGCTGGAAGGCTGGCGGTTGGCTCAATGACCACGCCGTCGACCCTGGCGTTCGCGCCCTCACGGGCCAGAAGAGCGACTCGCTCGGAAGCATCGTATCCGACCTGTGGAACCCGTTCGACAAGAAGACCGGCAAGCGGCATTTCTCGCCTTGGCTCGCCGCGGGGCGACTGTTCACCGACGACCCTCTAGGCCGCAAGGCTGAGGGTGAGGCAATAAGCGGGTCGCCCTACATTCGCGCTGGGAACGGCTCAGTAAGCTCCGGCGGCGGAGACGTCTACATGGACGGCAGGAAGGTCGGCAAGGTCATCGCGCCACACCTCGCCGATCAGCTCAGCGCTCCGCAGCGCGGATCCAACACGTTCGACATGACAGCCACGCCGTCACCCGTCGGCCTGAACCAGACTCGCTGATAGGACACACATGGCTTCGACGACCGTAACGCTGGGCGACTTCGAGTTCGCCGGGATGGAGGTGCCCGAGAGCATCCCATTCGGCGGCCGGCAGGCCCTGGTGGTGCACAAGCTGATCGGCGGTGATCGCGTCATCGACGCCATGGGGCCCGATGACGATCCGCTCGAATGGAAGGGATGGTTCCGTGGCGCGACTGCCATGGCACGCGCGTTGTACCTCGACACTCAGCGAAAACTTGGCAAGCCGTTGACGCTCACCTGGTCTGAGCTGCGCTACCTGGTGGTTATCTCGTCGTTCTCGGCGGACTTCCGTAGGCCCTACGAGATCCCGTATCGGATCAGCTGCGAGGTGGTCGAAGACCAGACCGCACCCGTCAACGTCCTTGCGCCATCGTCGATCGACGACGTCATGGACGACGACATGGGTACTGCGAACGGGTTGGGCGGTCTGATCGGCGATAGCACACTCTCATCGCTACTCGGCGGTCTGGACACGGCCATCAGGGGCGTGTCGAGCTTCGCTAACGCGTCCACGGCTGTGATCAACGGCGTTCTTGCCCCGATTTCCGCGGTACAGGGACGCGTTACTGCGCTGATCGCCGGCTCGGGCAACAGCATCCAGAACATAGGGACTTTGGGCGGTGTGCTGCCGGGAACCCCCATCGGCCTCTCGTCTTCGGCGCTGACGACGCAGGTCATCAGCTTCAACAGCCTCCCCAACCTGTACTCGCTGCAGAATGTCGTCGGTCGAATGGGGGCGAACCTCGGCTCGGTCTCCGGGAGCGCGCGGCCGGTGACGATGTCCGGTGGCAACCTGATGGACGTGGCCGCCAGCGCCTACGGCGACGCGTCATCGTGGACGGGTATCGCCAAGGCGAACGGGCTGACCGATCCGGTTCTTACTGGCACGCAAACCGTGGCGATTCCACTTCGCCCGGACACGGCGGGAGGTGTCCTCGGTGGCTGACGTACAGACCCTTGAAGCTGTCGCGGCTGTTGTTGACGACTCCACCAATCCGGCACGCATTCCGCGCGGGATGGTCAAGATCAACGGTGTGGCATGTCCAGCGTGGATCGAGTTCGAGATCGACAGCAATACGTTTCACGAGGCTGACACCTTCAGCGTCTTACTGGCGATTTCCGATCTAGAGTCGCCCCAGGATCTGGCATGGATGACCAGTCAGTCGACCATCAGTGTCGAGGTCCTCGCAGGCTTTCCTAAGAACGCAGAGAACTACGGCGCCGCGGACTTGACGTCGTGGATCACCGGGAATGTGGACCAGATCGAGTTTGACCCGTGTGGGAGGGCATTGACGCTCAGCGGCCGCGACCTGACGTCCCTGCTCATCGACGCCAAGACAACGGAGAAGTGGCAGGCCCAGACGGCGAGCGAGATCGCCACCACACTGGCAAATCGCCACGGTCTCACCCCCGTCGTTACGGCAACCTCCACGCCCGTCGGCCGGTATTACCAGATCGACCACGTATCGATGACCTCGACCGATACCGAATGGGAGTTCCTAACCTGGCTCGCGGTACAGGAAGGCTTTGCTGTGTACGTGAAGGGCAAGGAACTGCACTTCGAGCCACGCGCAAACCCTGATGACGCTAACGTTGTCGACATCCAGTGGCAGGAGCCCGACAACGAATTCGGCTACTTCCGTTCGAACACAAAGCGTCTCAGCTTCAGCCGCACGCTGACCGTCGGGAAGGGTGTTGTCGTGCAGGTCCGTTCGTGGAACCAGAAACAGAAGAAGGGATTCAACGCGACCTATCCGACCTCCAACGCCAAGGGCATTCGGCCAGGATCCGCCAGCGCCCCGGCTCAGGTGTACTCCTACGTCATTCCAAACCTGACGCAAGAGCAGGCCCTGCAGCGAGCCCAGACGCTCTACAACGAGCTGATTAAGCACGAGATGAGGTTCCGCGCTGATCTTCCTGCCGACGATGATCTCGATTCGACTTGGATGGCGAAGGTGAGTGGCACCGGCACCGACTTCGACCAGAAGTACTTCATCGAGAGCGTTAATCGGTCGATGTCGAACGGCGGCGGCTACACCATGTCCCTTCGGGGAAAGAACCACTCCGACCAGACGAGCCCCGTTCCATGAGTAGCCACCTACACAACGCGCTTCGCGGCATTGCATCAGCGGCCAATCAAGGTAGGGCAGGCACGAGACTTGGTGTGGTCAGTGGTTATGACCCGGACCGTTACGCGATCAAGGTGAAGTACCCGCCGGACGACGTCGAATCGGGGTGGATACCTCTCGGAGCCCTCATGGTCGGCAACGGCTACGGCATCCTCGCCCCGCCGGCGATTGGCGACCAGGTAAAGGTCGAGTTTCAGGACAGTGCCGTCGACGCCGGCATCGCAGGCCTGACACTGTTCAATGACGTCGAGGTCCCGCCCCGCGTTCTTCCTGGGGAGATCTGGCTTCTCCACAAGTCGGGGGCCTTCTTCAAGCTCACGAACGATGGGAAGGCTTCGTTCTCAGATGCGCACGGCGCTTCAGTGACGCTCAACGGGGACGGGACGATTACGTCAGCGGGCACTTGGACGCATACCGGCAATGTGGCGTTCAACGGCCAAGTAACAGCTAACGGCCACCGCATCGATGACACCCACAAGCACATCAATAGCGGCGGCACCGGGCTCGGTGGCGTCCCGCAGTAAGGAAGGCCGTGCCCAACCTCAACGATATCGATCACCTCTGGGGCGGCGACACGGCCGTATCTGCCACTGCTGATCTAGGCACGGTCGAAGCGACCTCGCGAGGACAGCAGCGGGTGCTTCGGCGCCTCCTTACCAACCCGCGAGCGATCCTTCCGGATGGGTCCGTTCTTCCAGCTGACTACCCGTTTCATCCCGACTACGGTGCAGGCCTTCCACGCTACGTGGGCCTCGCTGTAGACCCTTCCCAGGTCGTCGCCCTGATCAGGGGCCAGATATTGCTGGAGGACTCGGTAGCGCGCATTCCACAACCACAGATCACGGTTTCGCAGTTCTCAGGCGGCCTGTCGGTGGAGATCAGGTATACGGACGCCGCGACCAGCACGCCGGCGACGCTCTCGTTCAACGTCAACCAGTGAGCCCCCATGCCCAGCGTTAATTCGAAGAGCTTCACCCAGCTGGTCACGGACTTCGCGACGAGCGTTCAGGCGCGGTCGACGGCCCTTGCCGACTTCACTGTCGGCTCCGTGCTACGCGCGCTTTCCGAGACCGCGGCGAGTGTCGTCGTCTGGCTCGAGGGCCTAATCCTTCTTCTCCTCGCGACGACCCGCGCAGCGACGAGCAACGGGCCGGATCTCGACACCTGGATGGCCGATTTCGACTTTTATCGGCTCAATGCGGCGTTCGCCGGAGGCCTGGTGTCGTTCGCCCGCTTTACGCCGACGATGCAGGCCGTCGTCCCTATCAATGCACTTGTCCAGACCACCGACGGATCGCTTCGCTACGTCGTCGTCATCGACACGACGAACTCGGCGTACAGCGCGCCGTTGGGTGGATACGTCATTCCCGCCGGTACGGCGAGCCTAAACGTTCCGGTCACCGCGCTGGTCGCTGGCGCTGCGGGCAATGCGGTGGCCAATTCGATCACCGTGCTTGCCCAGGCTGTCCAGTACATCGATACGGTAACCAATCCGTCAGCCTTTACATCGGGAGCCGACGCGGAGACGGATCCCGCGTTCCGCACGAGGTTCGTGGCCTACATAGCGAGCCTGTCCCGCGCTACGAAGGCGGCAATCCTGAGCGCCGTCCTTTCTCTGAAGGTAGGGGCTAGCGCGTCCTTGGTCGAGAATGCCGACTACAACGGCACATACCATCCTGGCTTCTTCTATGCCGTCGCCGATGACGGGTCAGGCACGCCTGGCTCGACGTTCCTCGCCTCGGCTGCGAACGCGATCGACGCGGTTCGTCCTTTCACGGTCGGATTCGCGGTGTTCTCGCCCGTCGTCGTAACGGCCAACGTCGCGATGGCGGCGGCGATCGCGGCAGGGTATGACCCGGTTGCGACGAAGTCTCTGATCCAGACGAACGTACTTGCTTACATCGCAAGCCTTACGCTTGGCCAGACGCTCACGTATACGCGCCTGGCCCAGGTCGCCTATGACGCCTCCCCGGGCGTAACGAACATCACGGGCCTTACCCTGAATGGGGGAACGGCCGACATCGCGGCTACCGCGAAACAGCGTGTTCTCGGTGGAACGGTGACCGTATCGTGATCGGCGACCTCGACGACATCTTCGCTCGGCTCAAGGGGAAGCTTCCCTCCCGCTGGTTCGGCGGCACTGGTGACGCGCTCCCGGTTTTCGACGGCGTTCTTGCGGGGCTGGCCAGCCTACTCAGCTTCGTTTACACGCTCTACGTCTACGCAAGGCTGCAAACCCGCATCAAGAACGCCACGGATGGCTGGCTGGACATGATCGCGGCCGATTTCTTCGGGCCGGGGCAGGTGACGCGAAAGACGGGACAAGGGGATGCTTCATACCGTCTGATCATCCTTGCCAACCTCTTTCGTGAGAAGGCAACGCGCCCGGCAATAGTCAACATACTCACTTCGTTGACCGGACGAGCACCAACGATCATTGAACCCACGCGGCCGGCCGACACCGGGGCTTACCGGGCTCCGAACTCGGGGTACGGTGTCGCCGGCGCCTACGGCTCGATGTCGCTTCCGTACCAGGCCTTCGTTATCGCCTACCGGCCTGTCAGCACCGCGGGCCTCGCTTCGGTAGCCGGATATGGCATACCCACCGGGGCCTATAGCACGGCATCCCAAGCTGAGTACGCGTCCCTGACGATGGTCACTGGAGGTGTATCAGATGCCGATATCTTCGCGGCTATCGACGCCGTAAAGCCTGCCGGAACCATCGTTTGGACCCGCATCACGAACTGACGCGAAAGCGCTTATCTACTCAGCCACCTTGCCCGCATCCGCGGGCATTTTTTGCCCGGAGAAACCCCTTGGATCGTCAGATCATTTACCCCGGCCAGATCCCACTCGAGACAGATCAGCTATTCCAGAACCGCGCGACGATGGTGGCTCTTGGAAAGATGATCGGAGCCATTCTCGGCACAGGCAACGTCGTGACCGGCCTCAGTGTCGGACCGAATACCCCCGCTGCCCTGAATGTAGTCGTGGCGCCTGGCGAGATGTATTCCCTCCAGAACGTCGATGGCACGGCATATAGCTCACTGCCAGCCGATACCACGCATACGTGCGTGAAACAGGGATTGAGTTCCGATCCCGTGATCGTGGCCTGTCCGGCTCCGGTGACGGCTGGCTTTTCGATCAACTACCTCATCGAGGTCACCTTTCAGGAGGTGGACGGATCGTCGGTCGTCTTGCCGTACTACAACGCGAGTAACCCCACGCAGGCCTTTAGCGGGCCGAATAACTCGGGTGCGGCGCAGTCCACGCTCCGGCAGGGAAAGGCCGTTGTTCAGGCGAAGGCAGGCATTGCGGCTGCGACTGGGACCCAGGTCACTCCTGCCGTCGACGCCGGCTTCGTCGCTATCGCTGTTGTTACGGTCGCGAACGGACAGACTACGATCACGGCAGGCAATATCGCGGCGGTAACGAGCAATAGCGTTCTTACGCAGTCAATGCTGTCGCTTATACAGTCCAATCCTGCGCAGTTCGACAATTCGTCGAAGCTGGCTACGACCGCATTTGTGAAGGCGTCAGGATTTCAGTTCTCGTCGACGACTCAGTATCTCGCTGGTGCTGGCCCGCTCGCATTAACCGCGAGCCAGGCCGGAAGCTTCATCGACCTCGGTTCGACGTACACGGGCGACATCGCTCTACCGGCCCTCAGCTCGGTGCCAGATGGTGCAACGTTTTACATCTGGTCGGGAGCTGGCGCGACCTTCAACGTGAATCGAGTTGGATCTGATGTCATCTTCAACGGGATAACGGTTGCGTCGTCCATCACCATGTCGCAAGGCGACACGCTAGTCATTGGAAAATCCGGGCCCGCTAACGGTTGGGTCGCAATGTGGGGCTCCGCACAGTTTCTGTTCTCAGCCGTTGGGCAATCGTTGGCGCCCAAGCCTTCGGCGACCGCCACGATTGGAAAGTTTCAAAGCCTGATCGGGACAATCGGAAATGCGGCGACACTTCCCGCGGGAGGTACATGGGCATACCAGGCCCTCCCGTTCAACAACTCCGGTCAGGTTTCTCAGGCGTCGCCGGCCCCAGTGGCCGGCGTGGCAGCGGGAGGAGCGGCGGTTGGTGCCGCTACGGCAGGCTTCTTTTGGTACGGCTTCGCATGGAGGATTCAGTGATGTTTGACGATTGCATCTACGACGGTACTGGCGCGGTCCTGTGCACGTATCGGGGCTACCCGTTTCAGTGTTCGGAACTGGAGACGCCTGACGAATGGGCCCAGATTCAAGGCTTAGTTGCATCTGGTGATATTGAAATCGCCCCTTACGTCGCTCCGGCCGCGCCGACTTCTGAGGCCGTTGCAGCGTTCGACGCTGCGACCGTCAAAGTGCAGCGTGACGCTCTACTCGCACAGAGCGATTGGATCGTGAGTCGCCACCGCGATCAGCGGGACAGCGGCGTCCCTACGAGCCTGACGAACGACCAATACGTCGGCTGGCTGACTTACCGCCAGGCGCTTCGTGATATCACGCTCCAAGACGGTTGGCCGAGCAATGTCAGTTGGCCCACCAGTCCTGCGCTACCTGCCGACAGCTGACGACGACGTGTCTGCCGCCGATAGCGCTGGGAGCAGGTCGGCGGCGGGCTTGTGGTGAAAGGCCTTGCGCAGTACCCGCGCATGGAACTGGAACTCCAGCCAACCATAGGTAATGCCGACAGCGACCGCCGTGCAGGCCATTGTCATCCATATGACCGCGAAGCGTGGCGAGGCAGCGCCGTGGGGAATTGCTCTATAGACCGCAGCGATTGCGATCACGTGAACAAGATAGAAGCCGTAGGAGACATCACCAAGCTTCACGGCGAGGCGGGGGAAGACCACTCGCTGCGCCGTGAGTAAGGTGGCTCCATACGCCACGCCGAGGAGCAGATAGCTGGGTACAGCGCTGGCGAATGGCGCATTGAGCGCAGCCGACCAAGCGCAGAGCGCCAACGCCGCGAGATAGGCAGGGTGCACGGTCTGTGGAATAGGCTGCGCCGTTGCCAGAAGCAGGCCGAAGGCGAAGAGCATCGAGACGGGCGACAAAAGGATCAGCCAGCCAGGGTAGAAGATGAAGTGGTTCGCTGCCTCAGCGTCGAATCCGCCGAGTGGGCGGTACGTGTTGAACACGGCGATCGCGAGGATCCAGAGGATGCACGCGCCCGGAATGGCGGACCGGCGCACTTTTAATAGGATGAGCAGGTACGTCGCGACGTAGAAAGCCATCTCGTAGCAGAGCGTCCAGTACGGGATCATGTAGGAGTTGTTGAGGTCTGACGCCGGCAGCAGGAGAGCCGACCAGCCGTCAAGATGCCATTCCGCTGCACCCGTTCCCAAGACGAGGAAGCTGAGGGCGATGGCGATCCAGAATGGGGGAAAGATTCGAACGGCGCGATGCAGGATGAAGGCCTTGCCTTGGCCCAGACATTGCCCCATCACGAACCCAGAGATCACGAAGAACAGGTCGACGCCCATGCGACCGAAGTTGATCGGAAGGAAAGGTTCGTAAGCGATGCCGCGCGCGCTGCAGGCGTAGAACGTCACGTGCTGAAAGAGGACCAAAGCGCAAGCCACGGCCCTCAGCGCCTGAGTTCCGTCTCGTTGGGTCCGAGCGCTATCGGTCATGTCTGTTCCGCATGGGTGGCATGGCCATTGTACCGGCGACCCGTACCAGCGCTATCCTCGGCCCATGTGCGGACGCTACGCCACCTTCGGACCCGTATCGCTGAGCCGTGAGGCTAAGACGGTGCTTGACCAGCTCGAGCTGGATATCGTCAGCGAGATCAACCAGCGGGACGACCAGTTCAATATCGCCCCGACCCAGAAGGCCCTGGTCATCGCCAGCGGGGAGCACGGCTACGAGATCAAGCCGCTGCGGTGGGGCCTGGTCCCCAGCTGGGCGAAGGACGAGAAGTTCGGCGCGAAGGCGATCAACGCGCGCGCCGAGACCGTCGCGACCAAGCCCGCCTTCCGGGCGGCGTTCAAGAAGCGGCGCTGCCTCGTGCCAGCGTCCGGGTACTTCGAGTGGCGCGTGGAGGATGGCGGCAAGCAGCCGTACTTCATCCACGACCCGGCCGGCGACCTGCTCATGTTCGCCGGCCTCTGGGAGGCATGGCGGCCCGCAGACGGCTCCGAGCCCATCAAGACCTTCACCATCATCACCGGTGAGCCCGGCAAGGTGTCCGGCGACATCCATGCCCGGCAGCCCGTGATCCTGCCGCCCGATCTCTGGGCGGTCTGGTGCGATGGCATGCCCGACGAGGCCAGCGCAACGCTGGTGGCGGCGCCCGAGGCCGAGCTCGTCTATCACCCCGTGCCGAAGGCCGTTGGCTCGCCGCGGAACAAAGGGCCAGAGCTCGTCGAGCCGATAGCCATCGGTTAGACGGCATCAGCGACCCTATGTGCGAACACGTGAAGAGTCAGGTCGCTTCGACCCATCACGACTCCCGATCCGTTTAGCGAGTCCCCGCCGCTGAACTCCCCCGTGAAATCGAGCTCATAGTCGTCCAGCCCAGAGAATACGGATGTCGTCGCCACACTCCACTTGGACACGTGGATCCTGCCAGTCGTCTTTTCCTCGCCCGTTTGCAGGCGACCACGGTAGACATACGCGTGGTCGCCGCCATTGATGGTCCCGTCCTTGATCGTCACAATACCGTGGCCGAAATCGTGGTCGCGGCTCGGCGACGTTGAAAACGACACTTCGTAGATCCCGTCGTACATGACTTTCCTCCTGTAGTTCGTGAAGGATGCTCCACCCGCGGATAAGGTCAAGGCTTGGCCGCGTGAATCCGCACGCGTGAGACCGGTCGGCGCTACCCTGCGGCGATGATTGTTTGGGAACGCACAGGGGACCGTCTTGATGCCCGCTCACAGTGCCAGGGTGGGACCTTTGCGTCCCTGATGCCCGATGGTGACCGGTGGGTGGTCGTCTGGTGGGTGGGGCCGTGCGGCCGCGCGCGCGTGCCTTCGGAGAAAAAGGGGCGGGCATGGATCGAGCGATTCGCCGGCCGGAGCCTGGCGCATTTGGGCCGGCTCGCCGCGACCCCTGGGACAGGACCCAGCATCGCCGGCGGGTACGTAAAGCCGACTGCCGAGGAGCAGGCCCGCTACGACGCCTTCACTGCGTCGTACGTCGCGCCTAAGCGGACACGGAAGCGATCCCGCTGAACCTCGGGTGGCAGTGAGGGCAGGCGTTTGCCACGACGCGGCCAGCGCGCAGGAGGTTGAGTGGGTAGTCGACGCCATGGATTCGGCAGCGACCGCGGGCTGCAAGCGATCGCCGGCGGACGGCGGCACGGTCGACGGACCGCACCGGAAGAGGGCGAAGCAGGGAGTGTCGGGTCATAGCCAGTATGATCAGGTAGCGGGGTCTCAGGGACCGCGACCTGGCACTGACACGCAACTAGCACGCACCGGTGCTGTAAGCCGCATTCCTACGTCGTCAAAAGCGATCCTGAGAATCGCTAAGTTGCTGTATTCCCTGATGTCACCCGACCTTGACATGGTAGGGGTCACAAGTTCGATCCTTGTACCGCCCACCACTTTCCC